GTCAGGTGTACGCTTCCGACCGGGCGGTGGACCGTGGCTGAGACCGGTTCGAAGATGCAAGGCAACCGGAATGCCGGCAAGAAGTTGGAGAATGACACGCCGGGCCCGTGGCTGAAGTGGCGTGTTCAGGACCGTGCTGCACGTGCGATCCGGTTCATCGAAACGTTCTGCGCTTCGCCGAAGGGTTACGGCGCTGGGAAGCCTTTGCGGTTGGCTGAGTTTCAGAAGTTGTGGCTCGAGGAGGTGTTGACGGGTGATGTCCAGGCGGCGGTGATGTCGGTTGGGCGCGGGAATGGTAAGTCGACGTTTTTGGCGGCGTTGGGTTTGTGGGCGTTGTTTGATCCTGATGAGTCGGGTGCGCCGCAGATTCCGGTGGTGGCGACGACGGTGCAGCAGGCGGTGACGTCGGTGTATGGGGTGGCTCTGGCGATGTTGCGTCAGAACTACGAGCTGAGTTCACGCTGTCACGTGTACAGCGCTATCGGTGCGCAGAAGATTGTGGTGCCTGGTTCGTTCGGTGAGATGTTTCCCAGGTCGAACGACCCTGACGGCCTCCAAGGGTTGGACATGTCGTTGGGCATCGTGGATGAGATCGGGTTTATGCCGGTCGACAGCTGGGAGTCAATGGTGCTGGCGTCTGGTAAGCGTCCGAGGTCGCTGGTGGTTGGTATCGGCACTCCGGGCCTCGAGAAGGAGAACGCTTTGTGGCATATGCGTGAGCGTGTGCGTCACGGCAATCTGCCACCGGGGTTCAGGTTCACCGAGTTCGCTGCTGATGCCGGCTGCGATATTCGTGATCCCCTGCAATGGCGCAAGGCAAACCCTGCATTGGATGAGGGTTACATGAATGAGGCTGCGTTGGTGACAGCTGTGGAGATGTCACCTGAAACCCATTTTCGAATTTTTCGTTTGGGGCAGTGGGCTGAGGGTGCTGACTGTTGGTTGGGTGCGGATGGTGCGCAGGTGTGGGAGGCGTGTCGTGATCAGTTCGACCTGGTCGATGGCGAACCGACGTGGATCGGTGTGGACGTCGCGCTGAAGCACGACAGCACGGCTGTGGTGTTGGTGCAGCAGCGGCCGGATGGCCGGCATCATGCGCAGGCGAAGATTTGGATGCCGTCAGGTGATGGCCGTTTGGATGTGACGGATGTGATGGCGTATCTGCGTGATGTGTCTCGCCGGTTTGATGTGCGTGAGGTTGCGTTCGACCCACGGTTTTTTGATGTGCCGGCACAGATGTTGTTGGATGAGGGTTTGCCGATGGTGGAAATTCCGCAGCATGTTGCGCGTATGACGCCTGCTGTGGGTGCGACGTTTGAAGCGATCAAGCGTGGCGAGTTGACCCATGATGGTGATGTGGGGTTCACGGCGCAGGTGTTGAATGCTCAGGCCCGCATGAATGACGCCGGGTTTACGTTGGCGAAGGGTAAGTCTCGAGGGAAAATCGACGCCGCCGTCGCGTGCTGTATCGCATATCATCGGGCTGTGTCGGGTGCCGGTGCCACTAACGGTGGCGAGTTGTGGTTTGCGTTCGGATGAACGTCGGAGGTCGTGTGGGACGTGTTGCTGCGGGTTTGCAGATCGCTGGTTGCGTTTCGTTGACGTTGGCGGCTGGTTTGTTGCATCTCGCCGCAGGTTTCGCTGCTGCTGGTGCCGCCCTGGTGTTGTTCGGTTTGTCGTTGGAGCGTGACTGATGTTGGGTCGTTTACTGAGCAGGTCAGGGATCGCCCCATCGGGTTTGTCATGGAACGACTACCTGTCGTTGTTCCAAGAGTTTGCGTTCAACGGGCAACGCTATGTGGCGCCGTCGATGTCGCTTGCCGATTTCACGGCGATGCAGGGTGCGAAGAATCCGATCGTCGCCGCAGCGATCCATGCACGGATGCTGGTGTTCTCCGAGGCGAGGTTTCAGTTTCAGGCGTTCGTGGAGGGTAGGCCTGGCCGTCTGTATGGGTCGCCTGCGTTGACGGTGCTCGAGCAGCCGTTCCCTGGCGGCCAGACAGGCGACCTGCTCGCCGAAATGCTCCTCGATGTGGACTTGTACGGAAACGCGTACAGGGTTCGTCAACGGATCGATGGGGTGGATCAGTTGGTGCGGCTCGATCCGCAGCAGGTGATGATCGTGACCGGCGACGTCGTCGACCAGGTGTCTGGCATGTCGTATGGCCGACATCTGGTCGGGTACAGCGTGGTTGATGAACATCAACGCGAGTTGGCGTTTTTTACCCCTGGTGAGATCGCTCATTTTCGGCCGTTGCCTGACCCGTTCCACCGGTTCCGTGGCCGCACCTGGCTGTCGACGGTCCTGACTGACGCAACCGCCGATGACAGCCTGTCGAAGTACAAGCATGCATTTATCAACAATGCTGCGACGCCGCAGATGGTGGTGTCGTTTGATCCGACGATCAGCAAAGAAGCGTTCGAGGCGTTCGTCGGCCGGTTCAACTCGCAACACCAGGGGCTGGATAAGTCGTTCAAGACTTTGTTTCTTGGCGCTGGTGCCGATGTGAAAGTGGTCGGTGCCGACTTCGAACGGTTGTCTATGAAGGCTGTTCAGGGTGCTGGTGAGACCCGTATCGCTGCGGCAGCTGGTGTACCAGCCAGTTATCTGGGCATCTCGGAGGGGTTGGCGGGCTCGAGCTTGAACGCCGGCAACTATCAGGCTGCCAGGCGTCGGTTTGCTGACGGGACGATCCGGCCGTTGTGGCGTGGTGTTGCTGGTGCGTTGCAGGTGTTGGTGCCGCCACCTGATCCCGCCAGTCGACTTTGGTATGACGATCGTGATGTGCCGTTCCTCCAGGAGGAAGTGCTTGATTCGGCGAACATCCGGGAACGTGACGCGCAGACGATGCGGGCTCTGGTCGATGGTGGGTTTGAGCCGAACAGTGTGGTGTTGGCGGTGACTACGAACGACATGTCGAGGTTGCAGCACACCGGCAACGTTTCGGTGCAGTTGCAGCCGGTTGCGGAGGGTGAAGCCTGATGCCGTACTTCATCGAGGACGACAACCCTGACTGTTCCGGTTGGGCGACGGTGAAAGAAGACGGCGAGGTGATGGGCTGTCATCAGACGAAAGCTGATGCGATCGATCAGATGGTGGCTTTGTCGCTTGCGGAGGGGATCGATTCAGGCGGGGAACGGTCATTGGATGATCCGCCGGCCATCATCGTCGATGTCGACGGCACGCTGTTGACGTTCGAAGGCGACCCGATCACCTCAACAATCGAATATGTCAACTCTTTCGCTGGTTCGGTATATGTCGTGACAGCGCGTGTCGCTGACGATGGTGAAACCAGACGAGAACTCGAAGATGCTGGTTTGCAACAGTTTTCATTGGCGATGAAACCGGATGAAGAAACCGACAGCGTCATGTGGAAACAAGCTGTTGCTGTGCAGATTCTCGATGATCACAACGTGATCCTAGCGATCGATGACGATCCACAGATTCGTGCGGCGTATCGGGAGCTGGGGATTGAGGCGGTCACTCCACAGTCCCTGCGTGCAGTTCGTCAGGTCGAATTGGATCTACCTCGATACATTTCTGCGGCTGCGGCCCGTGGCCTGGATCTGCGTGCCGACGGCTTCGGTGGTGATGGTGTCACCGACCGCACCGTTCGTGAGGCGCGTGCGATGGCCAACGGCGACATCACTGAGGACAAGGTGATTCGGGCGAACGCTTGGGCTGCACGTCACGCTGTCGACCTCGAGGCCCCGTCAAACAGCAACGACAGCGACGACGGCTGGCCTGGTGCCGGTGCGGTCGCCCATTACCTTTGGGGCATTGATCCGCTCGACCCTGATCCTGCCCGTGACTGGTTCAGCCGGAAGGCTGAAGAGATTCAAGCAGAGAGGCAGAAGATGACGACGATGACGGAGATGCGGCAGGAATGCATCCGGCGAGTCGAGTTCCGTGCCGCCCCATCGGCTGACGGCCTGACCCTCGAGGGGTATGCGGCGGTGTTCGACGAGTGGACCGACATCAACGACTACGAAGGGTCGTTCCGTGAACGGATCGCCCCTGGCGCATTCAAGCGCACTCTCGGTCAGCGGATGCCGGTGTTGCAGTTCGATCACGGCAGCCATCCGCTGATCGGGTCGATCCCGCTCGGCCGCATCACCTCGATCGTGGAGGATTCACACGGCTTGCGTGTGAAGGCTCGTCTTTCCGACAACTGGCTGGTTGAACCCGTGCGTGACGCAATTCGTGACGGTGCGATCTCTGGCATGTCGTTTCGGTTCCGTGTCGTCGACGACAACTGGACTCGCACCAAGAACGGCATCGCCGAACGCACCATCCGTGAAGTCGAGTTGTACGAGGTAGGGCCGGTCGTGTTCCCCGCCTACGAACAGACCACGGTTGGTGTCAGAAGCAAGCAGGCTTTGAGTTTGCTGCAAGACCCCGAAATTCGTGGTGAAATTGCACGCATGTTGATCTCAGGCACCGACGTCGAACAGACGTCGCCCGCCTTTACCGACGGCCCGGCAGACAGCCACCCGTCGGAACCCGACACCCCGGTCGAGCGCCACGTGTCGATTCCCAATCTTTCTCAGCGACGGGCTCGTCTCGTCCTGGCCGGAATCACCAAGGAGTGAACCGAAATGAACTTGTCCGAACTGCGCGCTCGAATCATCGAGCTGAGTGAGAAGGCTGACATCAGCGAAGAGGAGACCGTCGAACTCGACGCCTGCCTCGAGCGTTTCGAAGCCGAAACCGCCGAGCTGGAGGCCCGCCAGGCGCGTGCCGCCCGTGTCGATGCCGCCAAGGCGAAGGTGACCGAGCGTGCCGCCGGCTACGACGTCCAGGTGATGCGTCAGGTCAACACCGACCTCGATGTGCGTTCCGCCTCCCAGATGGAGATCCGTGACGCCGCTCTGAAGATGCTGGACCGTGACGGCCGTGACCTCAACACCCGCCAGGGTGACCACGTCGAGAAGCTGCTGCGCACCAAGAACGGCAACACCGACGGCGGTGTCATTGCCAAGCGGATGCTGCTGACCGAGAACGACAACTACCGGTCGGCTTTCGCGAAGGCTGTCACGTCGGCTCAGCCCGCCTGGACGGCTGAGGAGGCCCGTGCCATCTCCGAGTTCCGTGCGATGTCGGGTGGTACCGACACCGCCGGCGGCTTCGGTGTCCCGGTGCTGATCGACCCCAGCATCATCCTCACCTCGGGCGTGACCGCCGCTCCGGTGCTCGAGCTGGCTCGCATCGTCACGATCACCACCGATGAGTGGAAGGGTGTGAGCAGCGCCGGTGTGTCGTGGTCGTACGACGGTGAAGGCACCGAGACTTCGGATGATTCGCCGACGTTGGCGCAGCCCACCGTGCCCGTGTACACGGCGAGGGGCTTCATTCCCTACTCGATCGAGATCGGCGACGACTATCCCAGCTTTGCTGCGGAGATGCGCCGCCTGCTCGATGAGGGTTACATCAACCTGGTCGCCGAGCAGACGATCACCGGTTCGGGTTCTTCGAACCCGACGGGCATCTTCACCGCTCTCGACGCCAACACCAACGTCGAAGTGGTGGTCGGTACCGACGGCCAGTTCACTGCACCCGACCTGTTGAAGGTGTGGAAGAGCCTGCCGGAGCGTTACCGGGGCAACGCCACGTGGATCATGTCGACCGACGTCGAGAACGAGATCCGCACCTTCTCGGCCAACGACACCGGCGCCTACTACACCGTCAATCTGGCGGCTGGCGGCATCGGCACCCTGTTCGGACGCCCCGTGCGGACCACGGATTACGCACCCGAGTTCACCGGCACCACCGGTGCCGCCAACATCCTGGTGGTCGGCGACTTCTCCAACTTCCTGGTGGCGCAGCGGGCCGGTATGAGCATCGAGCTCATCCCGCACCTGTTCGGCACCACGGCGGGTCGGCCCACCGGTCAGCGTGGCTGGTTCGCTTACGCCCGTCACGGCTTTGATTCAGTGAATGATTTGGGTTTCCGCATTTTGCAGAATACGTGATCTGACCTCGAGTCAAACAACCGCCCCACCGGCTGATGGGCAGCAGTCGGTGGGGCACCTGCCCTTCTGCCCGTGAAAGGAACTGCCCGATGCGTTTAGCGCTCCCGAAGTCGGATGGGTTTGTGACTCATCCTGCGACCGGCATCCGTGTGATGTTGCGTCGCAATGACGAATGGTCTGCCGATGATCCGTTGGTGGTCGCCAGGCCGGATCTGTTCCGCATCCTTGATGTCGTCGAGCAGGCGTCCGCCGAGCCTGGTGCGCGCAGGTCGGTGCGTCGTGGCTGACAAGGTTTCGATGGCTTGGGTTCACGGCAACGAGGTCACACACTCCTGGCATGCGTCAGTGGTGGCCCTCTTGTCATATGATGTTGCGCACCATCAGCGTGTGTTGGGTGCACAGTGGTTCGCTACCCGTTACGGCACTGGCGGCATCGTCCAGGCGCGCAACGACACGGCACGCCAGTTCCTCGAGCATGGCGGCGACTGGCTGTTCTGGATCGACACCGACATGGGCTTCGCTCCCGACACTGTCGATCGATTGATTGAGGCCGGTGACCCTGAGAAACGGCCGGTGGTTGGCGGTTTGTGTTTCATGAACCGTGAGATCTCGACCGACGGGATGGGTGGCTACATCATTCAGCCGAACCCGACGATCTTTCAGTGGTGGAAAGACGAGGTTGGTGGCGGCTTCAAAGCCGATCCTGACTATCGACGGAACCAACTGATTCAGGTCGCTGGCACCGGTTCGGCCTGCCTGGTGATTCACCGAAGCGTGTTCGAGAAGATTCACGCCAAGTTCGGGCCCGCTTGGTACAGCCCGGTGCAGTCAACGATCGATGGCACGTGGCTGTCTGAGGATCTGTCGTTCTGCATGCGTTGTGCAGCGTTGGAGATTCCGGTGCATGTGCACACCGGTGTGAAGACCACGCATTTCAAGTGGATGTGGTTGGACGAACGGTTCGTTGACCGTCTCGCCAGGCTTGAGGTGCCGACGTGAAGTTGGGTGTGATCGTCCCTTCTCGAGGTCGTCCGCAAGCGATGGCCGAACTCGTTGGAGCGTTCGACGCTACGTGTCGGGCTGATACCCGTCTCATTTGCCGTGTAGACGACGATGACGACTTGAACGCATATCGGGCCGCAGTGCCTGGTTCGCTGTTCGTAGGGCCCCGTGTGGGGCTTGGTGCGTCGATCAACGAGATGGCGGCCACATGGGTCGACAAGGTGGATTGTCTCGGGTTCATGGGTGACGATCATCGGCCTCGCACTGTCGGCTGGGATGAACGGATTCTGTCCGTGATTGAGAAGGAACCGTTGGGTGTCGTTTACGGCGACGACCTCCTCCAGGGCCGCAACCTCGCAAGTCAAGTGTTCATGGGTTCGGAGCTGGTGCGCAGATTGGGTTGGTTCAACCCGCCAGGCATCAAGCACATGTACATCGACAACTTCTGGATGACGCTCGGCACCAACCTCGGCACGTTGCAGTTCCTCGAGGATGTCGTGATCGAACACATGCATCCGATCGCCGGCAAAGCCGAATGGGACGCCGGCTATCGCGAGGTGAACGCTCAGGCCGTTTATGACGCCGACAGGGCAGCGTTCGACGCCTACCTGCGCACCGATCTGCTGAACGATCTGATCAGGGTGACACGGCGATGAAGATCCTCATCACCGGCCATCAAGGGTTTGTGGGGCGTGAGTTCTGCCGTCAACTTGACGGTCACGACATCGTCGGAATCGACCTCAAGTCCGGTCACGATTGCCGTGACTTCTTCCGTGTCGACGACACCAAGTTTGATCTCGTTGTGCATCTGGCTGCTGTGGTGGGTGGCCGAATGAAGATCGACGGTGCACCGTTGGAAGTGGCGACCGATCTGGCGATCGATTCGGACATGTTTCAGTGGGCGATGCGCACCCGACCTGATCGACTCATCTACTACTCGAGCAGCGCCGCATACCCGGTCGATATCCAGACCCGTGACTTTTACCGTCCGCAGTGGGAAGACGACATCGACCTGGAGAACGTCGGTACACCCGATCAGACGTACGGGTGGGCGAAGTTGACTGGGGAAATCTTGGCGAAATACGCGCAGGCTGACGGGCTGAAGGTGCACATCTTCCGACCGTTTAGCGGTTACGGCACCGACCAGGATCTCGATTATCCGTTCCCGTCGTTCATCGATCGTGCGCTCCGCAAAGCTGATCCGTTTCAGATTTGGGGTGACGGCACCCAGCAGCGCGACTTCATTCACATGCGTGATGTCGTCGGCGCGTCGCTGGAGGCTGTCCGCCAGGACGTACAAGGTGCGACGAATCTGGGTTGGGGTCGTGCGACGTCGTTCAACGAGTTGGCACACATGGTGTGCATGGCGGCTGACTACGTGCCGAAGATCGAACATCTGCCAGCGAAACCTGTCGGCTGCTGGTTTCGGGTGTCGAACTCGGCGAAGATGCACGACTTCTACAAGCCTCGGATCAGTCTCGAGGAAGGCGTCCAAATGGCGTTGCGAGGTGAGGTGTGATCGAGCACCGGTTGTTCCCCGAGGGGACTGTGCCGGAGTGGACGAAGCCGGAGTGGCATGCGTTGCGTGAACGGGCTCCGCATGTGGATCAGGCTGGTCATCGTCCACGGTTGCAGGCTGCTGCGCAGATGGTTCATTTGGTGTGGCTGCCAGGGATGACTGTCGTCGATCTGGGGGCCGGTGACGGCGGTCTGCTGTCTTTGTTGGATCGTGTGCCGCAGCATGCGAAGTGGGGTTATGACTTGACGAATGCGAACGTGGCCGGCGCAGCTCAGCGAGGTGTCGATGTGCGCCTCGGTGACTGTGTCGACGGCGACGTCGAATGGGGTGACATTGCGGTCGCGACGGAGATGCTCGAGCATCTGGTTGATCCGCATGCGTTTGTGCGCAAGATCGCTGATCATTCACGGTTTCTGATCGCCTCGTCGCCGTGGACTGAAACCGCTGCCGCTCATTACGAGTTCCATACATGGGCGTGGGATATCGAGGGTTACGCGCGACTCTGTGAGGACAATGGCTGGAGTATTCTTGGGCATGTCAGCGTGAGCTGGTTCCAAGTGCTGCTGGCTGAGAGGGTTTGATGTCGCAACTGGTGACGACCGAAGAACTGAAAGCCATTCTCGGGATCCCTAACGGCGACCTGGTCGACGACCCTCGTCTGTCGATGGCATGTGATGCTGCGACGCAGATGATTCAGGCCGAATGCTCACGCCAGTTCTTTGCCGACACGACCGCCACGGCTCGGGTGTTTGTTCGTGAGAACCCGTGGGTGTGCGAGGTCGACGACATCTCGACGACGTCGGGACTGATTGTGAAGACCGATGAGGACGATGACGGCGTGTTCGAAACGACGTGGGCTTCGACCGACTACCAGTTGGAACCGTTGAATGGGCGTCTGTCAGGTCAGTCGTGGCCGTACACCGCTATTCGTGCGATCGAGTCCCGCTACTTTCCTGCCAAGGGTGGGCAGGCGTTGGTGCAGGTGACGGCGAGGTGGGGTTGGCCGGAGATCCCGAAACCTGTTTCTCAGGCCGCCCAGATTCAAGCGGTGTCGATCTTCAAGTCGGCGGATGCACCGTTGGGTATTGCAGGGTTCGGTGATATCGGCATCATGCGGTTGCGGCAGGCTATGCATCCCGTTGCGATCGCCTTGCTGCACCAGTATCGACGTGATCCTGTGATGGTGGCCTAGATGGCCGCAACAGTGGTTCAGGTGCTCGACGGGTTGGTCGCTGCGTTGCGAACGATCGATGGTTTGCGTTGCTATGACCGGCCGGCAGATCTGACCGCTGCACCAGCTGCGTTCACACTGCTCGAGGCCGTCGACTTTCAGAACGCTTTCGCGTTGGGTGACCCTCGCATGGAGATCACGGTGACGGTCATTGTGGCTCGCACCTCTGATCGTGCCGCATATGAACGCATGTCGGAGTATGTGGCTCCTACGGGCTCCAGGTCGGTGCGTGCAGCGATTGAGTCTGATCGTACCCTGGGTGGAGTGTGTCAAACTTTGATCGTGCAGCGAGCAGACAACATCCGGTCGGTGTCGCAAGGTGACGCCGAATATTTGGCCGTCGACTTCGGTTTGACGGTTCATGCATGAGGTGACTGTGGCCGAATATCAGGTTGCTTCGAACAAGATCGCAGGATTGTCTTTCGGTGCCACGGTGACCGAGGATGATCTGCCTGAGGTGAATGTGGCGGCTCTCATCGAGGGTGGTCATCTCGTCCCGAAAGTGTTGTGTAAGGCTGCCCGAATCCAGGCCGATGAGGCCACATCAGCCAAGGCCGATGAGGCCGAATCTCCCCAGGAGGATTGATCCCGCATGGCAAAGTTCGTTTTGACGTCACCGGTTATCACGGTGAACGCAGTCGACCTGTCGGACCACATTGCGTCAGTGGCGCTCAACGAGACCCGTGCAGAGGTGCCGACCACAGCGTTCGGTGACACCGCCGTCACCCGTATCGCCGGCCTCGGCGACAACTCGATCACGTTGTCGTTCCATGAGGATTTCGCATCAAGCGAAGTGCATCAGACGGTGTACCCGTTGATCGGCACGACGACGTCGATCACGGTGAAGCCGGTCAATACGACTACGTCGACCGACAACCCTGTGTTCTCGATGACGGTGCTGGTGACCGAGTGGCCGATCCTGAATGGTGCTGTCGGCGACCTGGCGACCGCTGACGTGACATGGCCCGTGTCGGGCGCCATTTCCAAGACCAACGCCTGATCTGAAAGGACCAGCTGCCCATGGCTTCATTCAACGTCCAGGTCACCATCGCCGATCAGAACCATGTGTTTCCGGTCAGGCCTCGTACCGTGCTTGCGTTCGAACGCAAGTTTGGGATGGGGATGGCGAAAGCGTTCGGTACCGATCAACGGCATGAACACATCTACTTTCTGGGTTGGGAAGCGATGCGTTCATCAGGTCATGTCGTGAAGCCGTTTGAAACCTGGTTGGACGAGGTCGAGGAAGTCGAGCTACTCCCAAAAGACGAGTCCGGGGCGACATGACGAAGACGGTCGCAACGATTGCGATTGCGACCGGTATCTCACCGAACGAACTGCTCGACTGTGACCCTGACGTGTTCGCTGAGATCGTCAGGATTCTGAACAAACAGGCTGAGGCACGGAATGGCTGAGTTCAACGTCAGTGTTCAGATCACGGGCGTCAAAGAGATGTTCGCCATTCTGCGCACCACGGACAAACGCTTGTTGCGCATGACTCAGGCGGCGATGCGAGGTGCTGCGTCGCCAATGGTCGCTCAGGCGCGTGTGGCGACACCGACAGGCGACGCAGTACTCGAGGGCTGGCGACACAGTGGCCGCACTGGTTGGCGTGATGCCGAAGTGCTCGGCGGCATTTCGGCATCTGTTGGTGGTCGCAGTGTTCGAACGAATACTTGGCCGTTGTTGAAACTCACTCAGAAGAACGCTGCCGGCATGATCTATGACTGGGCAGGCCGCAGCGGCAAAGGCAAACGCAAAGACGAGCATTTTGTGAACTATCTGCCGAAGTTGGGTGCCACCAAAGGCTCACAGTATTCACGTGTTCTGTTTCCTTCGTTCGTGGCGACGCGCCGGGAGGTGACCGGGGCGTTGTTGGAGGCGTTGGATAAAGTCGCCGCCGAGATGAACCGTGAGATTGAGAGGATCGGCTGATGGCACGTGGCGGTGTGATTCTTCCGATCCTGTCCGAGTTCAAACCTCAGGGGCTCGACAAAGCGATCCGAGAGTTTGAGAAGCTCGAGAAGACGAGCGACAAAATTGCTTTCGGGTTGAAGAAGTCGTTTGTGCCGGCGGCTGCTGTGGTTGGTGGTTTGACGGCAGGGTTTGTCAAGTTGTCCGCCGCTGCGGAAACAGCGTCAACGTCGAACGCTCGAATCGTTCAGGTCGCCGAATCGATGGCGTTGTTCGGCGATGAGACGCAGCAGGTGACGGATCGTCTGATCAAACTGGCTGAGCAAACAGCCCGCAACACGGGGGTCGATCAGAACGCCATCAAAGAAACTCAGGCGAAACTGCTGACGTTCAAAGAACTCGCCGAAACCGCCGATGTGGTTGGTGGGTCGTTCGATCGAGCGACACAAGCTGCGATCGACTTGGCGGCGGCAGGGTTCGGTGAAGCGACCACGAACGCTGTCCAGTTGGGTAAGGCGCTCAATGATCCGATCAAGGGGATCACGGCGTTGACCCGGTCGGGTGTGACGTTCACGGCTGCTGAGCAGGATCGGATTCGTGTCCTGGTCGAGTCGAACAAGGTTGGTGAAGCGCAGACGCTGATTCTCGAGGCGATCGAGAAGCAGGTCGGTGGGACCGCCGAGGCGACTGCGAATGCGTCGGACAAGATGAACGTGTCGTTCTCGTTGATGCAGGAGAAGTTGGGTACTGCGTTGCTGCCGATCTTCGAGAAGTTCACTCAGATCATGATCGGTGTGTTCGATTTCGTGTCGGCGAACCAGAAGGTGTTTCTGGTGTTGGCTGGTGCGATCGGCGCTGTCGCAACGGCGATTGTTGCGGCGAATGTGGCGATGAAGGTTTATACCGGTTTGCAGGCTGTGGTGAAAGTTGCGAACACGGTGATGGGCACGTCGTTCCAGTTGACTGCCGGCAAGATGTTGAAGTTCTCCGGCATCCTCGGAGGTGTCGGTATAGCTATCGGGCTCGGAACAGTTGCTTACAACCTTTACCGGAGAGAGAAAGAACGCCTGGCTGGGATCACTGATGATTTCACTCGAGCACTTGAAGCGGAGCGCGGCGGCCAGGAAGGTGCAACTGACGCTGTGATCGTAGCGGCGTTGGCCAGCGAACAAATGCAAGAAAGAATCGCAGCTGCTGGTCTCACGTCAGTTGATGTTGCCAAAGCGATCCGTGGTGAAACGACGCCAGCGTTCGATGAGTTCGCAGAAAAGATGGCCTTCGCTACAGAGAAAGGTATTGCTGCCGATGAGCAGCAGCGTCGTTTGTCGGATGCATTCGGTGACGGTGGAGGCAAAGCCCGAGCGCTGTATTTCGAAGTTGACAAACTGCGCAACTCGTATGAGGCCGCTAACAATCAGGTGGAGTTGACGGAGTCCGTTACGAAAGATCTTCAATCTGCGCAGGAGACGTTGGCTGACACGTTCCGTAGCACCGATGACACATCGAAGGCGATGGCTGATTCCATGGCTGCCGCTGAGGCTGCGATGGCCGCATATGAGGATCAGACGCGTGCAGCGAACGATGCGCTCCAGGCGATGATGGATACAACGTTGGCGATGTTCGACGCCGATCTGAACCTTGAAGCGCAGATTGCACGCACCGAGCAAGCGGTGTTCGATTATGCGGAAGCGCTCGCTAACGGCAGCCTGAAAGGTCGTGATCTCGAAGCGGCTCAGCGTGGCGTGAAGGAAGAGGCGTTGCGTCAGGCTGACGCTGCGGTGAAAGCCGCTGAGGCGCAGGCTGAGTTGGCTGGTCAAACGTTGGATGCGTCAGATCGCCAGAGGATCATGGTTGAGTCGTTGGCGGCGGTCGCTGACGCACTTGATCCTGCTGATCCGTTGCGCCGTCAACTGGTCGACTACATCCAGCAGCTCGGCCTGATCCCTTCGGTGAAAGAGACAGTGATTCGCACGATCCGTGAGGAGATTGTGCAGCAGTCGATTGTGCAGGCGCAGCAGTTTTCGCCGGCTGCGATTGCCGCTGCGTCACGTACCCCACGGGTGAGTCGGAACATCGGCGGCCCGGTCCCAGGCATCTTGAACACGTCGACGCCGATCATGGCTCACGGCGGTGAATACGTGCTGTCGGCTGATGTGGTGGATGCGATCAAACGTGGTGCACCATCTCGAGGGTTGGGGCGTGGTTCGGCAGCCGGTGACGGCGGCGGCAACGTCATCAATGTCACGGTGACATCCGCTGATCCGCAGGCTGTGGTGGATGCGATCCGCCGCTACAACCGCAGCAACGGGCCCGCACCGATCAGGGTGGCGTCGTGAGCGGACCGTCAGTCACGATCGAAGCCGAGTTCGGTGGCAAAGGATCGTTCGTTGATCTGACGGCACGCACCAGGTCATTCACAATCAGCCGTGGCCGCACCGACTACACGCAGCCATTCCGTGCTGGCATCGCCAACTTGGTGATGTCGAACCTCGACGGCGAACTCGACCCAGACAACGCTGGCGGCACCTACTTCGGTGAGATTCTCGTCGGCCGGTTGATCAAGATCACATCGAACTCGTCGTCGATGCTGTACGCCCGTCAGGTGTATGAGGGTGTGATTTCCGACTATGAACTGTCGTATGAGATTGCTGGTGATGCGATCGTCACGATCACTTGTGTCGATCGGCTCGCCGATTTGGCGCAACAGGAGATTCCGGATGCGACTGCGGTGTCGGCCGAATCAACCGGTGATCGTGTCGATTTCATCTTGAATCTGCCCGAAGTCGACTATCAGGGAACGACGAACATCTCGACCGGGCAGTCGACGTGCGCCGCTGGGACGGCAAGCGGGAACGCTCTCGCCTACCTCGAGCAGATCGTCACTACCGAGCAGGGTGCTCTGTATGTGACTCGCACCGGTGTGCTGCGATTCCTCGACCGTTACGAACTGTTGAACGCTGCAACGTTGACGTTCTCCGACGATGGCAGCGACACGAACTATGAATCGATCGAACGGCTCGTGACGCAACTGGAGTTGTACAACTCCCTGGCGGCGAACCGTGCCGGCCAGATCGACGTGGTGCGCGACAACGCCACCAACCAGTCGATCTACGGGGTGCGGTTCCTCGACCTCGGTGAGGTGTTGTTCGACACCGATGCCGAGGTGACCGACATGCTCGATTTCGCTTTGGTGCGGTTCACGTCAACTTCGCCTCGCATCGCTGAGGTGACGACGTTGTTGGATTCGAAGTCGCAGATCGCTGTGTCGCAGCTGGTGCAGTTGGATTTGGCTGATTCGGTGACGGTGGAGTTCACGCCGCCCGGTGTGTCGCAGATTGTGGTGCCGTGTTCCATCGAGTCGATCGCTCACGCGTACACGGTGGGGCAGGGTTGGCGTTTGTCGTTCGGGTTCACTCCTCGAGACACGTCGTCTTATTTCGTGTTGGACGATGCGGTGTTGGGCAAACTTGACGAGAATGCTTTAGCGTTCTGACGGGAGACGCAGATGGCTGGTGCAGGTTTCAAAACATTCAGCGTTGGTGAGGTGTTGACGGCAAACAACGTCAACACATATCTCATGCAGCAATCGGTGATGGTGTTCGCCGACGCATCAGCCAGGTCGACCGCGATCACCGCACCGTCGGAGGGGATGGTCACCTACCTGACCGGTACGAACACGATGTGGTACTACGACGGCAGCGGCTGGGTGGAAATCATTACCGACCCGATCGCCTTGATTCTCGCCCTCTCATAGGAGCAACCCGATGGCTAACACGTTCAAAAACAGCCGTGCGCTGATCCAAACCACCACCACAACGGTTTACACCGTGTCGGCAAATACGACTGCGATTGTGATCGGCTGCCAAATCGCGAACGTGTCGGCAACCGCCGAAGAAGTCAGCGTTTGGTGGACTGACGACAGCAACGCCGACGCCATCACACGCCTAGTCGAAGATGTTGTCATTCCAGCCAAAGCATCGCTCGCCCCGATCGCCGGCAAACTCGTCCTCGAGGCCGGTGACGCAATCTACGCCACCGGCCAAACCAACGACGATGCCGAAATCACGGTGAGTGTGCTGGAGATCACCTGATGAGTAACGGCGGCATCATCGGCGTAGTCAACACGCCAACGCAAAGTGCTGCGTCTGGTGTGTGGACGCTGGTCGAGCAGTTTCTGGCGCGAGTGGCGGATATTTGGCCGTATCGGCTGAGTGCAGGTTATGTCGCAGGTGGAAACAGCAACACAACGACTGTCGACAAGTTTGCGCTTCCTGCGGATACTCGAACAACACTCGCAACAGGTTTATCTGCGGCACGACGAGAAGCGACGGGGTTTGCGTCTGCCACAAGTGGTTATGCTGCTGGCGGTTTCGAGTCTGCCGCTGTATCTACCGTGGACAAGTTCGCATTTAGTAACGACGGCCGTTCAACACTCGCAACTGGATTATCTGCTGCACGTCGAGGTGGCGCAGGTTTTTCTTCTTCGAGCAGCGGATATGTCGCTGGCGGTTTCGAAACAGCGGTTGTTTCGACCGTAGACAAGTTCGCATTTAGCAATGATGGTCGTTCGACTCTGGGCACAGGTCTTTCGTCATCACGTTGGTTTGCATCTGGTTTCGCTTCGACGGATGCAGGCTATGCCGCTGGCGGATTCACAACGGTGAAAGTTGACACGGTTGACAAGTTCGCGTTCAGCGACGACACCAGATCAACGCTCGCAACGGGTCTATCTGCTACTGTTTCGGGTCCAGCAGCGTTCGCGTCCGCAACTGATGGATATGTCGCCGGTGGTGGTGAACCAGCCGTTGACACAGTAAACAAGTTCGCGTTCAGCAACGACAGCAGATCAACATTGGGAACCGGACTTTCCGGCGCTCGACGCAATATGCCGGGATTCGACTCGGAATTGGCTGGTTATAGCGCAGGAGGCGTAAACGCATCAGACAGTCTCGTCGCAACTGTTGACAAGTTCGCGTTCAGCAACGACAGCAGATCAACATTGGGAACCGGCCTATCAATTGCTCGGCGTGACGCCGCAGCCTTCTCTTCGTGAACCATGAATCTGCAACCGCACACAACGCAAACAGTCATTCCGACTCGCACACGTTTTCAACTTCGCCATTTTGTCATCGGGCAACACGACACCGCTCCGATGCAATGGCGACAGTTGCTGCTTGAAGCCCAGGACATGGCGTACAAGATTCGCCTCGCCGAACTCGACCTCGAACGCAAGAAGATCGAACGCCACAAACTGCTGTCAACAGGCGATCCTCTTGACTCAATTGAGGCTGAGGAAAAGCAACTGCATATGGTGCTCATCGAACGCAGCCTCGCTGCCGCTCGCATGGAACTCGGCTGGCTCGAAGAACTCGCCGACGAGATCGAGCCGCACACCTTTGACGACATCGAGGCCGATCAACCGAACTACTGGAAACTGCGCCTCGCCCGTCAAGCCGGGCTGGATCAGTTGTCGATACAGCAAGGCATCAGCGCAGCAAATCTTCATTCCATGCTGAACGCTGGTCTACTTGATCGGGAGGAACAGCCGTGCGCTATCTCACTTGGCAACTGACTTGGCCGGGCGACCATCGCTACGGCTACGGACCCGAACCAATCGCAGCCGACAACGGCGCGCATCTCGAAGCGTCGATGTGGGTCAACCCGACCGTCGAGGCTGGTGTCATTCTCGGCTACCTCAACGGCGACATAGACCTCGGGCTGATTGAGGCTTGGAGCGCGCAAGAACTCAGCGAGAATGATGCGCTCGTATTCGCTCAGGGCATCGACCCGAACGCCTACGTGTCTGATGATGGACGCATCGCAACCACAACGCAGGTTTCGTGATGGGTCGCACGGCTGACACCCTGATCACCGTCGCAGCCTGTTTGGCGGCGTTCTGTGTCGGTGTGATCGGTGTGTCGGTGTACGCGTGGTGGGATGTCAGTCGCAGGATGATCTGATGGACCCGCTGATCGAGGCGTTGCAGCAAACCACTGCGCAGAAACCCGGATTCAGGTGTGGTGTGCAGAAGATTCGTGCAGCGATGTCGGATGAGCAACGCCAGGCGTTCGACGTCGAACTCGACGGCCTGTTTCAGGCCCGGCAAACACACACCCGTTACCGGCACAGTGCCGAATCTCTGTCGCGTGTGTTGTCGGATCACGGGTTCACGATCCGCGGTGCGGTGATCCAGGGTCATCTTGCGGGCAGGTGTGCGTGTGGCCGATGACCTGGTGGAGGCGTTGCAGGCGCAGCCTGTAGATCGCCGTGAGGTATTAGGTCGCATTGCTGACCTATTGGAACGCAACGGGATCGATCCGACCGAGTTGGGTGGCCTCAAACGCATCAGCCTGTATCAAAGCCTCACGAAGAACAGCGAGGGTGAGGCTGAGGTTCATGACCTGATCGGTGTGCAGCTGTCGCCGGCGTGGGAAGAAGGCCCGCAGTGGCCTGTCGTACAGCCGGCCGCACCCACCGTCATCCGACCGACGAAAGCACGACCGGTTGCTCGAGACACGACGGTGACGGTGATCCTGCCCGATCCGCAGATCGGGTTCCGACGTCTGCATGACGGCGACATGATCGCCACCCACGATGATCGTGCGATCGATGTGGCGTTGCAGATCACAGCGGATGCGAAACCGGATGAGATCGTGAACCTGGGTGACACACTCGACTTCCCCGAATGGTCAAGCAAGTTTCTCGTCAAACCGGAGTTCGTGTTGACGACACAGCCGACGATCGACGCAGCACACCGGTTCCTCGCCCAACAGCGTGCTATCGCACCGACAGCGACGATCGTGCTGCTCGGCGGTAATCATGACAAGAGGATTGCTGACGCGATCGCACGCAACGCAATGGCTGCGCTGCGACTTCGACGGGCTGAGGCACCCGAAGAGTGGCCGGTGTTGTCGATCCCTAACCTGCTGCGTCTCGACGACCTGAACGTCGTTTATGTAGGTGCGTATCCGGCCGGCAGGTGGCAGATCGCCGCGGGCAACGGCGTTATGACCCCACTGTGGGCGGTTCACGGTGAACGTCTCGATGTCGTCAAAGTTGCCAAAAATGAACATCAATCATTCGTCCAGGGTCATCTTCATCGCATCGCCTACCACTCAGAAACTCGGGAAGTGAGAGGAAAACCGGAAACTGTCATCGCTTTCTCGACTGGCTGCCTGTGCAAGATCGACGGCACGGTGCCGTCGACGAAGTCTGGTGAGGATGAGTTGGGTCGGCCGTATCGGCGTTGGGAGAACTGGCAGCAAGGGATGGCGGTTGTCACTCAGGAACCTGACGGCATGTGGCACGCTGAGTTAGTCACGATTCATGATGGAAAGGCGATGTGGCGTGGACGAACCTATGAAGCACAGTGAACGTCACATCATCATCTCCGTCGACCTGGACGCCAACCCCGGCAACATCACGATCGACTGTGGCAACCTCGCCCCACACATCGTCTACTGCGTGCTGACTCAGGCGTTGGATGTGCTCGAGGATCATGGCGCTGAGATCGCTGTCGTGCACAACGGGACGGTCGTTGAGACGGAACCCGAAGAAACGATCTGAGAAGTAATCTTCGACTATGCGTCCTTACACCGGTTTCGACGGCAATGTGCGTAAGCCGTGGCCGTCGATGAATCGTTTCATCGACTACGCCATGTTTCTCACCGAAGGCGGCTTGTGGAACAACGGCTCGTATGGGATCAGGAAGATGCGCGGCAAAGAATCGGAGTCGATTCACGGCACCGGACGCGCCGTCGATCTGTCGTGGCGTAAAACAGCGTTGGGCCGTGGGCGACGTGGTTACGGCGACTGGTGGAAGGCTGCGACGTTCGCCGAGTTCCTGGTGCGTCACGCCGACGATCTAGGAATCGAGCTGATTCTGGATTACACGCCGAAACCGTGGGGTCGAGGTTGGCGATGTGACCGCAATGAATGGTTCAACTATTCGACAAAGACGATCGCTGGTGCACCCCTGGGCGATTGGCTGCACATCGAGATTTCGCCGGCAGCTGCACGTGACCCACAGTTCTACGACCAGGCGTTCAGGAAAGTGTTCGGTGTGTGATGGATTGGGGTTGGGTGCCGATCGCTGTCGCCGTCATCGCAGGGCCCATGATGTGGATGCTGCACCGGCTCGACAAGAAAAATGATCAACAGCATGCCGACAACGGCAAAGTGTTGGTGTCGATCAAAGAAGCGGTCCTCGAGAACCGTGACGACATTCGTGAAGTCAAAGCCGACGTGCGATCGTTGAAGGACGATCACCGTCACCTCGCTGGCCAGCATCGTGACCTGGCGGACCGTTTGCACAAACATTTGGAGGACTGATGACCGATCTACAGGATGTGGTGCGACGGAGTGCTGCGACGTTCATCTTTTCGTCGTTGGGTGTGATCGGTGGTGGCGCGATTGTCGGTGTGGACGCCACCACGTTGGAGTTGGCGGTGTTGACAGGTATCGGCGCCGTGTTGAACCTCGCCTACAGGTGGGCGGAGAAAGAGTTGAAGCGATGACTGTTGCCAAACTTCCCGCCGATCTGCCGTTGGCCGTTGCTGAAGGATCTGATCTGGCGGTGGCGTTGACCGTGACCGAAGGCGGTGTGGCCTACGACTTCACGGGTGCGGCGATCACGACCGTCATCTACGACGACAACGGTGATGTGTCGGCCGAGAACTTCGACACCACCACAGCCAGCAACGTTCTCACGATCTCGTTGTCGAACCTGACGACTGGTGATCTCGGTGCAGGATCGTTCCGCTACGAGGTACGGGTCACCAAGAACTCGGTGACGTCACCGTGGGTGGCTGGCAACCTCACCGTGGTTCCTCGAGGCTATGGCGGTTCCAGTTCTGCGTCGGCGACGCTGGCCATTACCACAGCACCAACGGTCAGTTTGTCGATCACTGCCGGTGTTGGTGCGTGGACGAACCTGTGGGAATCGATCATCTTCGAAACCACAGCCGGTGTTGCTGTCGATCACGGCCGCCTCGCCTGGTCCGACAAATACGAAACCCTCGACATCGGGTTGGTCAACGGTGGCAGCGCACTTCACGTAGGTCAGGAAACCCTGTTCTATGTGAAGAACTCGACCGGGTCGACAATCAACAAAGGTCAAGCCGTCAAGTTCGCCGGCACCGAAGGCACCTCACAACATCTGCTCATCGCACCGTTTGTTGCTGACGGCACCGACGACTCACATGTGTTCATGGGGTTGGCGAAAGAGAACATCGACAACGGCGAATTTGGCTATGTGTTGAACTTCGGCATTCTCGCCGGGCTGAAAACCAACTACAGCGGATGGATCGACGGCAGCCTCCTCTGGGCGTCACCGACCGCAGCGAACGGCACACACGGTCTGCAAAACAGCCGACCGCTGTCACCGAACAACAACGTGCTGGTCGCGGCGGTGATCTCTGCGGCGAACAACGGTGCAGTGTTCGTTCGGCCGACGTTCTCGAACGAACTTGCCGGCACCGAAGGTGTGTTGATCAGCAACCCGCAGGACGGTGACGTGCTCACCTACCAGGCGTCGACGGGGTTGTGGATCAACCAGCAACCTGCGTAAGGTGGCGTCCTCCAACTGCCCAGGAGGTTCCCGATGGCACACACTGTGCGATGCGCACACTGTCGCATACACTTTCTTCGCTTCGACGATTATCTGACGCACGGCTGCGCAAACACCTCGCTCCCCCCTCGAGGTGACGTCGAACCGCCAACCGTTCTTCTGGAGCGGTTGCGCGCCTCGATCGCTGATCACCCCGCTGGAGGTTCCCCGTGGGACAAATGAAATCACCCGCCCAAGTTCGTGCCGTCTGCCAATCACTGGTCAACGTCATGAAAGAACAGCAACGTGACGTGATCGATCGTGCGTTCCTCGAACTCATCATCGAACGCTGCACCCAGGAGCTGGAGCGCAAACGGTGAAACCGTCAACCGCAAAAGCCAAAGGTGCCAAAACGGAACAGCTGTGGGTCGAGTATCTGCGTGACTGTGGTTGGCCGTTCGTTGAACGCCGCCACCTGGCTGGTGTCGCTGATCGTGGCGACATCACCGGGATGCCGGGTGTCACCTGTGAGGTGAAGTCGGGTGCTCGTCTCGACCTGGCCGGTTGGATGGGTGAGCTCGAGGTGGAGATGCGTAACGACGGCACCGACGTGGGTTACACGGTGGTGAGGCCGAAGGGTAAGCCTGCGCCTGGTGACTGGTGGTGTGTGGTGCCGGCCGATGTTCTTGTTCGCCTGTTGAAGGCGGCTGGCTGGTGATGCGTCTCGCAGCCGTGTTGGCTGCGATTCTGCCGATGTGTGCACCGGTTGATGAGGCGAAACCTGTTGAACGATGCCCACAACATGAACATCTGCTCGAGGCGTACAACCCTGGTTGGGATGTGGCGCGCATGTCGCGCATCATGTGGCGCGAGTCGCGATGCCAGCCGACGGTGCGCTCCAGAACATCAGACACTGGCGTTTTGCAAATAAATGACATCAATCGGCCATGGCTCACCCAACGGTTCGGGTTCGAAGTCACGGTCGAAGCGTTGAAAGACGCCGATATCAACGTGAGATCGTCCGCCGAGTTGTACAAGTTCTGGCGACGTGCGGTCGGTGACGGTTATCAGCCGTGGAAGAAAACCCGCTGAGGTTCTTGACTGACGGCTGCCAGGTGCGGTAAACCGGCGACCATGACTACTGCCCACATGAAACAACCGTCACTTCGACGACCGCTGCTCATCCTTCTTGCGCTGCTGATCGGTGTCGCCCTGGTGGACGATCCGTCGCTGCACAACCCTCAGCCAGGCCCCAACGCTCGGGTGCTCGAGGTGCAGCCGTGACCGTCGACGAACTACTCGAACAGTTGAACAGCGCCGAGCTGCGTCACCTCACCGAGCGGCAGAACATGCGACGTGCCATCGTGCAACTGCATGACGCTTTGCAGGAATCCATGTCGACACACGGTCGACCGGCGTGGTTCGACAAGCAGGTCGAAGCAGCATTGACGGCAGCACGGCCGCACATCGACGACACCGCCCGCCAGGTGCGGGTCGGCACACTCGACAACTGGAACGGCAACCAACTCCTCATCGAGATCTTCGCCGACGCCCAGTTCCACATCGCTGAACGCGAGAACAGTTGGGACACGTGGAACGCCGGCCAGTGGGGATGGCTGTCATGACGGGGCCTGCGATCAAGCATTGGACGTTGCTCGGCATTGACGACTCCGGTCGGCTCGGTGTCGAGTTCGAAGCGTCGAACTACGAGTTCAACCAGTGGTGGTTTCGTGACGACGACCAGCTGCGCCGCTTCATCATCCACCTCATCTCCGTCTACCTCGGTGGCCGGATGCCGGACCCGCAGGGAGGCCGCAATGGCTGAGAAGGTTTGGGAGATGTTGGAGGTGACACCGTTGGGCGGTCGCCGCAAGTTCGTCGCTGGAAGACCGATCAGCGACCCGACCGAAATCGACCGTCTGGTGTTCGATCTGCGCGATATGGCGTTCCACCTCGAGGAAGACGACACGCCGTGGCGTGCCGATCTTGTTCATCAGGCCGCTGACAAGTTGGCTCAGATGCAACGTGCCTTGAACTCTGCATTGGGCCGCATTCAGGAGACCGATCGTGGCTGACGACATCGTGACCCGACTACGCATCATCCATTGCGCCGCCGATGATCTAATCCCGTGCGGAACATGTTTGACATGTCAAGCCGCCGACGAGATCGAACGGTTGCGGAAGATCATCGCTGTCGAAGCCGCATACGAACTTACTTTTCATGTGGCCCGACACAATTCATATCGCACCACGGACGATCGCATCAGCTTGGACTTGCAGCAAGACAAACATGGCGCATGGTGGGTCGTTCTTCTCGTAGATGGCGGCTACTCGAACAGTGGTGATGCTCAACGCATCATGCAAGACGTTTGGCTTCCTTCGCTTGTTGACGCATGTCGTGTTTTGCAGGCGTGTTATCGCGAACGGAACATGAACCTGCTTCGTGGCCCTCAAAGGGAGACCGATCGTGGCTGACGACATCGTGACCCGACTGCGAGACGTGATGTGCTGCTGCGCTGAGTCATATCTGACCGATGACTGTGATGCTTGCAAAGCCGCTGACGAGATTGAAAGGTTGCAGGCCGTCAACATTGAATTGCGCGCCGAGATTCAACGCCTCGAGCAGGTGACCCGTGGCTGACAACCTCAAAGCAATCGAAACCGAATATCGAGGCTGCACGTTTCGATCGAGGCTTGAGGCCCGGTGGGCGGTGTTCTTCGACGAGATGGGCTGGGTCTGGCAGTACGAGCCTGAGGGATACGATTGTCGATGGCGTTTACATCAATATGTCCCTGCAGACTGTTGGCCCACCGACGACACATTTCGCTATCTGCCGGACTTCTTTCTGCCCGATCTCAACACGTTCGTCGAGGTCAAAGTCAAGATGGACGACGAACAACTTGATCGATTCTTGAACGCTGCGGCTTACCTAAGCGACTACGGCTACAAAAATCCGTCAGTGCTGCTGCTTTGCGACTTCAGATCAACACCAAACTCAGATTGGACCTTCATTCCGAAAGTATTGACATTCCATGAAGGCGATTTATGCATGAAGGAGCATGATGACTTTATCGCTCCTCGACGACGCAACTTCTCTTGGTGGCGTGGAGAAGAAATCGCATATGACATTGGCTATCGAGGAACTGAAGAGCCTTATCAGTATTACGGTCGCACTCGGGACAGCATCAGATTCGATCTGCTTGAAAGGCTTCATCTCAGTTGCGACGCATCCGACAAGTATTTGCGGGCGATCAAGGCAGCTAAGTCGGCACGGTTCGAGCACGGCCAATCAGGTGCGCTGAAGGTCTCGAGCAGGTGACCCGTGGCTGACATCACCGACGGCTACAGCTGGTGGCCAAGATGCGCACGCACCGACTGCGACCTCCACATCGTCCGACCAGGCGAAGCAGCCTGCGACCACGAAGCCTGCAACACCGACGGTTATGGCCAACTTGAAAAGTTCCATTCACCCGAAAACAAATATGACAAAAGACAGGAGAACACCATGACACATCCAATCAAACGCCAAGAGCTGTGGGCGGTCCGCATCCACGACCGTGAAACCGACAACGATCCCGTTCTCGCCACACTGATGCGCGCGTGGGAACCGGAAGGACCGTGGCATGACATCGCCACCGGCCACCCCGACAACATCTGGGAAATCTACGAACTCCACTGGCTGCGTCAAGAGATCAACCAGCTGCGTGAACTATGCGACCGTCACGGCATCAACTGGGCGGAAGAACTCGATGACTGAACCGATCACTTGGACGTGCCCCATCTGCGGCCAACACGTCACCACCTACGTCACCGTCAGCGAACCACCCACCTGCCATCGGCACATGCGACGCACCGTCCGCATGACACCCGACAGGCAGCCGAATGAGTTGGCGCTGCAATGAATGACGACATCATCAACACACCGTCCGAAACACGCCGGGATCGCTGGGGTCGCTATTTGGTCGTGCCACCGACCGGTGGCAAACCGGTCGGTTACACCCGAGCCACCACCGTCGCGAAAGCGTTGGATGACACCTCGAGTCTGATGGCGTGGGGTGAACGGATGACGGCGATCGGCCTGTCCGATCGACCCGATCTGCTCGCCCAGGTGCACGACGCCCGCAACGACAAAACAGCACTCAACCGGATCTGTGAACGTGCGAAAGAAGCCGGTGGCGCCACCGTACGACGCGACCTGGGCACAGCACTGCACAGCATGTTGGAACAGTCGTTCAACGACGCCACATACGAACCGCCAGCAGCGCACAAGGCTGATGTGGAGGCGGTTCACGCCCAGCTGCGTCACGCCGGCCTCGAGGTCGTCGCAGGGATGACCGAACGGGTCGTCGTATTGGACGAACATACTATTGCGGGCACATTCGATCTTCTGCTGCGCGTTATATCGACCGGTGAGCTCCTAATCGGCGATATAAAGACCGGCAGCAGCGTCGAATACGGGGCGCTCGGATTCTGCGTCCAACTATCCCTGTACGCGCACGCCGACAGTTTGTACACGCAGGGCGAAGCCGCAGACGGTTCGCAGGATCGCCGTGAACCGATGCCAACCGTGTCACAGCAACACGCTGTGATCATTCACGTCGAACCCGGCTCCGGCCTATGCACCATCCACCAGTTACAGCTGCACTGGTGGCTCGCTGAAATGGCGATCGACGTTCGCTCCTCCAGGTCGATGCGAAACCTGCTGCAACCGTGGCAGACACCGTTGGAAGCGCTCCTCGAGGCCCGCAACCTGTGGATCAGGGACCGCATCGCCGCCTGCACCGAAGCAAACAAGAAACTGCTCGCTGCACATTGGCCGGCGTCGATCCTCCCGCCGAAGAAAGCGAAGATGTACACGTCTGCGGAGATCGACGACCTGGACGTCGTGTTGGGTCGTGTCGAACGTGAACTCGACATCACCTGGCCGACACCCGACCCACGGATCGCCACCATCACCGTCGACAAAGGGGCGCTACAAGCCTCCCAGGAACCCCTGGAAGAGCCTGTGAGCCCCGCAGAAGGCGCAGAGCAACCAGACCAACGTCAACGCCTGAAAGACGCCTACGACGCCCTAAACGACGACGGGAAATCTTGGATCGCTGCAAGAGTTTGGGAAGCACACGAAGCTCAACTCCCCATCCGAGTTGCCGAACACCCATCACAGCGCCGCATCGCGATCGCCGACGCCATGTTCACAGCGTTAGCGAAACAACTCGACGACGACACGATCCGACAGATGATCGCCGCAGTCCTCGGTGACGACACCGTCACAATGGACAGCATCAGTCTCGGGGCCGCACTCGGCTGCCTCGACCACCGGCAAGCCGCAACGCTTGCCGAACTCACCAACATCACCCAAGGAGCAAACTGACCATGTCATTCGACGATTTCATGGGCGGCGACAAACTGCCCGCCTACAAGTTCACCAACCCAGGCGACACCATCCGAGGCCAGATCTGCAACGTGTCCAAACTCGAAGACCGGGCACCTGACGGCACCGTCAAGAAATGGCCCGACGGATCCCCGATGCACGTGTTCGTGTTCGACCTCGCCACCGGCCTCGACGGCAACCCCGACTGGGCTGTTTGGGTGCGAGGCAACATGGTCACCGCCGTCCGCGAAGCACTCCGCTCCGCCAACCTCAAGCCGTCCGACCGGCCGATCCTCACCATCAAGCACACCGAACTCGGCGAACCCACCAAGAAGGGTTATGCCCCGCCGAAACTGTTCAAAGCGAAGGCTGAACCGGCCCCCGACAAGCCGATCGTCGTCGACGACGACTTCTAAACCATGCGCATCAATCCTGACGCACCCGGCTTCAAACTCGTACTCGACGTTGACGAAGCCACCCACGGCAACCGCATCAACATGCAACACGTCGCAGACCGAGAGGAACGCAACATGAAACGACGGGAGCTTAAGGACGACACCACCTGGCGGCTCATCATCGGCAAACAAACCGAGATCGAGCCGCCAGGTGACTGGGTGACCGACGCAGCCTGCCGAGGCCGACAGCAACTGTTCGTGTACCCACAATCCAACATTCTCGTCGCACGCGAAGCCGCATACCGAGACATGTCGCAACGGGCCGTCGCCATCTGCCACATCTGTCCCGTGCTGATGGACTGCCGCCGCTGGGCGCTCACCTCACCCGACCCCGCAGTCGACATGGTCGCCGGTGGGCTCACCCCGTGGGAACGACGCACCATCCGCCGCAAACATTTGAAACCGACATGACACCCGACGAAGGATTCCTCGAGTACGCCGGCCTACTCACCAAATTCACCGACCTCGCCGTCGGCCAACGCAACCGGCTCATACGCGAAGGCGTCGACGAACGGATCGCCGACCAAACCTGCGCCCAACTGCTGTTGATCCTTCTCACATCGTTTCTCAACCGGACCAAAATCTGAACCTGCCCTGGACCAAACCATGAACCTGCCCGACCCGATCGACCTCGCCCGCCCCACATGGATGCAACACGCAGCCTGCCGAGGCATGGACACAGACCTGTTCATGCCAGAACGTGGCGACATCGACACACTCAACCAAGCCAAAGCAGTGTGCCGAAACTGTCACGTCCGCCACCAATGCCTCGAGTACGGCCTGGAGGAGAAATACGGCATCTGGGGAGGCATGCCCGAATCCGCACGCCGCAAACTACGCGCCCAGCGATACAAAGAAACCGGTGTCAAATGGGATCGGCGACGCAAACCGATCGAACACGGCACCGTCGCCGGCTACCACCAACACAAACGCCGCCGAGAAGAACCCTGCGAATCCTGCCGACGGGCGAACAGCATCAACGCGATGGAACGCAAGGCACGACGTGAAGCACGGCAACCGCAGTAGCTACGTCGCCGGCTGCCGCTGCGAACCGTGTCGGCAAGCAAACCGTGACTACGCACGCAACCTCGAACGACGACATCGACGCGACCGATACGGAATCCAACCATTCCAAACCGTCACACTCGTCGACCCGAAAGAAACCCGACGACACCTCGCCTGGCTGAACTCGCAAGGCATCGGGCTCCGCACCATCGTCGACCAAACCGGCCTCTCACGATCAAACCTGCAACGCATCGTTCGAGGTGACCGCAAACACATCACCGCACGAACCGCCGACCGCATCCTCGCCATCGGACTACACCGCACACCGCCACCACTCGTCGACGCCGACCAAGCCTGGGCGATCATCGCCACACTCAACGCTCGAGGCCTGTCGAACGCTGAGATAGCCAGACGACTCGGTCACAAACGGCCAGCTGTGCAAATCAGCCGAACCAGGGTGCGACGTGAAACACTCGACCGCCTCCGCCAACTCCTGTAACCCGAGGACTGCCCCATGAACCTCGAACCGATCACCATGCGTTCACCGTGCCAGAAATGTGGCTCGATCGAAGGCAGCATCGACGTCCGCAACGGGCAACGCTGCGTCACCTGCGACCACTGCGGCACCTGGTGCTACAACGCACCCAAAGACGAACGCCAACCCGTCCGGTCAAGACCAAACCTCAAACCATCAACCCGGGCCCGAGTCCTAGCCACCCACAGCCACCAATGCGTCAGCTGCGGCAGATCACCCGCCCTACACGGCGTCGTACTCCACATCGACCACATGCTGCCGGTCGAGGCCGCCAAACGAGCAGGCTGCTACGACGCACTCATCGAAAGCGAATGGAATCTCGTACCACTCTGCGAGGAATGCAACCTCGGTAAATCAGACGACATCAACGCCACACACATCGCACTCATGTACCGAGTCCTCATGATCAAAGCACTGCCGAGGCAGACCTCATGAGTTGCGATCTGTATCGGCTGTACGACGCAGAAGATCAATTGCTGTACGTCGGAATCTCATGGTCCGCTCTTGGTCGAATGAGCCAACACAAGGCAGAGAAGCCCTGGTTCGGCGATGTTGCGAGAATCGAGATTGTCATTACCGAGAGTCGCGCCGAGGCAGAGCACTTGGAGCGTTTAGCGATAAGAAATGAACGGCCGCTCTACAACAAGCAGCACAACACCGACGCTTTGTCGGAACACTTTGCTGACTGCGTTTGTGATCGCCTTACCGACTTTTACGCCCAGGATGTTGAACTTTGCGCTCGCTACATATGGAAAGTCATTGCAGAACGAAACGGGTCGTTCAACGAGTTGACCGAAATGCTCGACGAATGGAGCTGGTCAATTCGCATCGATGCCTTGAATCTCGCCAAGAAACGGCGTTGGATTGCGCTCGCCAACAACAGAACGCGATGGGTGATCGGCCCACATAGACCCGATTGCGAACCTGGCCGCATCTATGCCAAAAGACTTGCAAGGAACTACTCATGAGCACTGCCCACGACACACCCACACCACCCGACGTCCTTACCGAAGCACTCCAACTCGCGCAACTCGGCTGGCGTGTACTGCCTATCAAACCCGGTCACAAACGGCCACCCATGACCGCATGGCAAGACGCCGCCACCAACAACCCCGCAACCATCCGCAACTGGTTCACCGGCCTCTACCGCGACCACGGACTCGGCGTCGCCACCGGCCAACTCCCAAACGGCCACTACCTATTCGTCGTCGACGTCGACGAACACGACCCCGCAGCATCAGGCTCAGACACACTGCACGACCTCGAGACAGCCAACGGGGCGCTACCGGCCACCGTCGAAGTGCTCACCGGGTCAGATGGCCGACACATCTACCTCACATCACCAACACCGGTGCACAACGACGCTGGTCGACGACTCGGCCCAGGACTCGACATCCGAGGCGTCGGCGGCCAAGTCCTCGCACCACCAACCATCCACCCCAACGGCCGACCATACGAATGGCTCGCCGACCATAGCCCATCTGATATCACCGTCGCAGAGGCACCGTCCTGGCTGGTCGAACGGCTCACACCTATCGAACCAGCCACACCACCACGAACAGTCGAACCATCGGGATGGGATGTGATCGACGACGGCCCCGCCGCACGATTCAACGCAGCCACCACCTGGCCCGAACTCCTCCAAGCCGACGGCTGGACACACACCCACACCGACCGCAACGGCGAACAACACTGGACACGACCAGGCAAAAACCCGCAAGAAGGCACCTCAGCCACCGTCGGCTGGAACGGCCAAGACATGCTCCGAGTCTTCACCTCGAGCCTCCCCTGGCTACCCGAAGCCGCATACAGCCGCTTCGGCTACTACGCCTGCCGCCACCACAACGGCAACCGCAGCGAAGCAGCCAAACGACTCCTACAAACCCAAAAAACAGGGGGGATGGTCACCCCAACCAGCCACACCACAATCGACCCCAACGAACCGTGGCCCGACCCCATCCCACTCACCGAAGAAACCGAACCACCCCCATTCCCACTACACACCCTGCCCACATGGATCGTCGACCACGCCGTCGACGTAGCAGACGACCTCCAGGTCGCCGTCGACCTCCCAGCCACACTCGCACTCGGAGCACTATCAGTCGCAGCGCTCGGCAAAACCAAAGTCACCTACAACCGGCAGAAATGGACACAACCACTAAACCTGTTCTGCGCCGTCGCACTCCCACCCTCCGCCGGCAAATCACCAGCCAAAGCCGCCATGTTCAACGCCCTCGAACAACTCGAACTACAACGCATGGCGGCAGCAGCACCAGCACGAGCACGCGCAGACGCCGACCGATCAGTCCTCGAAAAGAAACGCCGCAACCTCGAAGACAAAGCCGCCAAAACAAGCGGCGAAGACGCACGCGCAGCACGCCACGAAATGCTCGACATCGTCGAAGAACTCTTCACCCTGCCACGGGTGCCATCCGGGCGATTCATGGCCGACGACGCCACCACAGAAGCCCTAGGCGTCGCACTAGCCGACGCAGGCGGCTCCATGGCCGTAGTCAGCGCAGAAGGCGGCATCTTCGACCGCATCGCCGGCATGTACGGCGACGGCACCGCCAACCTAGACCTCTACCTCGAAGGCTGGAGCGGCGGCCGCTACGTCGTCGACCGCATCAAACGAGACAGCATCCACATCGCCGAAGCCAACCTCTGCGTCATCACCACCGTTCAACCACTTGTCCTCGACGAAGTAGGAGCCAAAAAACAGTTCGCCGGACGAGGCCTCACAGCAAGATTCCTGCTCTGCAAACCCGCATCCAACGTCGGCACCCGCAACCGCATGAAGGTATCGAATGGCGACGACACCGCACGACGACACTACGACGCTGCCATCGTCGACCTGGCCGAAACGCTGGCAACTGCACCAGCCACACTCCACGTCACCGGCCAAACAAGCGACCTCTTCGCCCAATGGGACCAACACCTCGAGCATCGCATCGCACCAGGCGGCGACCTGGAACACCTCGCCGAATGGTGCGGCAAAGTACGAGCCAACGTCCTACGCATCGCCGCACTACTCCACCTCGCCGAACACAACAACCAACCCGACATCCAGGTCGACACCATGCAACGAGCCATCGACCTCGGCGACTACTACATCGCCCACATGGCCGGAATCTCCGCAGGATGGGGTATCGACGAACGAATCGCCAAAGCGAAAAAGTTGTTGGAATGGGTGACCCGTGCCGGCCTCATCGAGTTCAGCGCACGCGACATCCTCCGCAACATGCGCCGAGTGTTCACCGACATCACCGAACTCGCACCAACCGTCCAACTACTCACCGACACCGGCTGGATCAGACCACAGTTCGACGGCCCATTCCTCACCCAAACAAGCAAAGGCAAACCATCACCAACCTTCGCCACACACCCCGACGCCGCCAAACACCTCACCAACCCACAACCGAGCGTGTCGTCCGTGTCGCGCGTGTCGCCGACCAAAATCACCAAAAACCAGAGCGTGTCGTCCGTGTCGTCCGTGTCGCGGACCGTTTCGCCTGTGGATAACCCGAGCGTGTCGTCCGTGTCGCGCGTGTCGCGTAAGGGGGGAGAAAACACCCCTTCTTCTTCTTCAGAAATAAACAACATCTCTCCCCCCACCCCCGTCGACACGCGCGACACGCGCGACACGCTCCCCACACATGACACCATCAAAACACCACCACCCGCCGGGGAGATCTTCTGATGGGCACACCACGACCCTGCCTCGACTGCCAACAACTCACCATCAACGGAACCCGATGCCCCACCTGCCACACCCGAATCGCCACACAACGCGCAGCACAACGACCAGTCCGCCGCCACTACCAAGGCGACTACCGGCGACGAGCAGCAGCCGTCAGAGCCAACGCAACACACTGCTGGATCTGCGGGCACGGACCTCGAGACGGCGACCCCTGGCAGGCCGACCACCTGGTGCCAGCCGACCCCACCTCGCCACTCCTACCCGCGCATCGCAGCTGCAACGCCGCACGCGGCAACCGAACATGACCCCGACCCGCGGCGCGACCCGGCCGGCGAGGGGGCGGGGGGCGGGGTCGACACGGCGCGCGACCGGCGATCGGCAC